ATCAGTTAGGATACCTACAACTTTTTCGTAATTGGGGTGGTTAGCAAGTTCTAATTGAGCCTCATATTCTGGGGAATTATGATCCTTGGGGTTGTTGTTCTCTGTTAGCTTACCTTCAGATAAGCTGTAAATGCTTACAAATTTTTCAAATCCATCGGCAACAGCTATCTCTTCATCACTATCAGCACCTTTAAAACCATCTGAGATAGCAAGTATGGCACTACCTAAATCATCATCTTCGGGGATGTTTTTTAAGTAATTGATACCATCTTCTAAATATTTGATTAGAATTTCCTCTTTAGCATAGTTTAAGCTATCTTCTAAATATTTAATAGCATCACCACCATTAGGTTCGTGGAGATTACCTTCTGCTAAATAAAATTCTCTATTTCTATCTAACCACTCTTCAAACCTTTCATTACTTGAAATAAATTCAAGACCATCTGCTTCGAAAAAATCTGTACTTAAATCATTAATACTCACTTTAGCACCGTAATACTTGTTAATTTTTTCAAGGTTGGGACTTAAAAAATCAGCACCATATTCGTCTGTAAAGTCTTCTACATTACCATCAAACTCATCGTCTAACCTATCTTTTAGATCATTATATTTTTCTTGATCTACATCAAGATAATCACTCCACGGTTTGTTTTCCTTTAATAGCTTACCTTCTGCTAAGTATTTTCTTAAATTGAAATTGTCCATCTTATTTTATTTTATTTTAATAGCTTACCTTCAGATAAAGTAACATCTGCACTCCATTTAATATCACCATTACGTAATAATTTAACAGTAATATCGGGGTTACCTTCTAATGTGGCTTTACCACCTATATCCCTCAGGTAAGATGAAAGTTCCATAAAGTCATTACCTTCATAGGCATCACTTGCATATTCACTTTTCTCCCATACATCAGATTGGAATCCTTCTTCTTCATCTACACTACCATCAAACATACCAGAGATGAAATCACCAAATTGAGTTATGTCTTCTTTTAATAGATTACCTTCTGCTAAATATTTTTTTAAATCGAAATTTTCCATGTTATTTTATTTTTATTATTTTATTTTATTTAAAGTTTGTTAAACTATAGGACATTGTCCGTTAGAACACAATATGTCTGTTATAATTGAGTTTACTTTTGAGTATTTATCTACACTTTTAATTTGAGATTCAGTTAAGGATTCTCTAATTGGGTTCATATATGAACCTGGATTAGATGGTGTTGATACAAAATCCCAACATAGTAAATCGAAATCATCTTGTACTTCCATTATCTCACCACGTTGTTCAAGTGAACCCATACCTCTAGATGATACTCCAACTGTAATACCACTTTCAATTAATGCTTTGAGTATGTTTCCTGATGGTGTTGGAAGAATTTCTATTCTACCCATTACCTGATCTCCATCCCACCATACATCTTTGATGTTGTGGGAAACATTTTTTAGGTTTATGATTTGGGAGTCTGGGTGATCTAATTCACCCATGGCTCTATTTTCATCAATAGAAGCCTTGTATTTACTCATTTCTCTCTCCCACAACTCTCTTGAATAGTATCTACCATTCCCGTTTTTTACCTCAGCTGTAGCTAGGATACCTTCAACCATAGGATTCCCGTTATCCGACATTTTACCTTCGGATATTAGGGTTGTAGATGGTCTAAATAAATTTGTTTCTATTAATGTCTGTCTCATATTATATTCCGTATTTACCTTTCAAATCTTGAAATAACATTTCTTCAAATTCAGGGTAGTCTTTAACTACATCTTCGATTTCTTCACCTGCGTCTACTCTATCTTCAGCTTCCAATTTTGCTTCCATGTACCCTTCAGATGGTTCTTCAGAAGTTAGATGATCAAATTTTCCACTTGACATTCTAGCATCATGAAACATTCCTATTTCATTTACCGAATCTTCATCTATAACTTCAGTTTTTGCATATGATTTACCACACATCTTTTCATACATCTTTTCCATTTTGGCTTTTCTTTTTTCTAAAAGCTTAATTTCTTTTTGCATTCCCTTCACTTTCACTTTATCTACTAACTCAGACATATTTTCGTCTTCAGATACCATAGATATTCTTTGATTTTTGGAGTTAATAACTTCATCGAGTGCAGAGATTTGAGCCTCAAGTGTTGTAATTTGACCTGCCTTTTCAATTTCGGCTAATTTTGTGTCGATTGTTTCTTTTTTCATTTTTTTCATTTTTTTCTTTTCGATTTTTTCTCCTTTTTCTACTCCAGCACCAAACGCATCTTCCTCTCCTTTATCTTTAGCGTCTATATCTTTAGCACCTTTATCGTCACGTTGGAATTCTGTATATGATTCGTTTAGTGATTCTTTAACTAGTACATCTTTATTTTCAGATTTTTTTAATTTGTCTGAGTATCCACTTGATTTATGTTTTCCAGAAACTTCTTCCATTTCTTTTTCTTCATATCCAATTCCTTTAACTCCAAATTGACCATCTTTAACATAGTGTAATTTGTCTTTAGTTAAGTTTTTAGCTACAATTGATTTAAGTTCCTCTACTGTTTTATCAATATTTTTAGGATCTTTCATTTCAGTGTAATATCCTTTAAGGAATTGTTCACCATAAATGTTATCAATGTTCTTTTCGTCACTATAATCGTAACCAGATGATTGAATGTCTTCTACTTCTTGAGATGTTTTTTTCTCTACAGCTTTTACTTCTTCGGCAATTGTATCCATATTTTCGTTAAATATAGAAAACCAATCTGGGTTTGAGTTTTTACCTGTAGTTACACCCCACATATTTTCTGATATGATATGGTTCTGTTTTAGACTAGTAACTGCTTCATCAAATCCTGCAGAATTCCTAATGTGAGTTGGGAATTGTCTTTTGGCTGATTTTGTGAAAGTGTCAGTGTTACCTTTTCCTTCTTTGATAAGGTTGTATTGCTCTTGTAATGTTTTTTGTTTCATGTTTATAAATATGAGTTATTTTATGCTCCTGTTCCTCTTAATAGTAATGTTGCGGCTGTTACATTATTGGTTGGGGTAAATACTATATCACCTCCACCTGGAGAGACTACGATTCCTGCTTTATATTTGTCTTTGACTATACCTGATATGCCAGATCCATAAGTAATTGTACCTTCTAAATTTTTAGGTGAAGTACTACCATAGAACCCATCAGTATCTCTTACGGTCTCTAACACAAAATACGACGAACCACTTAAAGGATTATCGATACTATATGTTATAGGTGTCCCCAAACTCAAATCTGAGGGTTGTGTTTCTATACTTTGGGTTACTGATACGTTGATTGTTGCCATTATTCTCCTTGTAATAGTTTTTTAATATCCTTAACGTAATCTAATATTAGATCTGTAGGTGTTACTACATCGTAAGATCCTGGATTTTCGGTATAGAACTGTGATGTTTCATTCTTGGCGTTGGATAACATTTTATATATGTCATTTAACTCGGCTTCCAATGTATCAAATGCTGTTATTCTTTCATTTTGAAATTCTTCAGATGTTTGAGCAGCTTCAAATAATTGTTTTACTTCAATACCCGATCCTTTTATTTTTTTAGGGACAGGTTTATATCCTAACTTGTAGTAATATTTTGCAGCTGTACCCTTAGCTTTTTTATTTTTATTAAACGCAAAAGAGGTGGCATAGTTCATCCCTGTACCCGGAGTGAATGTAGCTGAACCTCCAGTTGATGAGATTTCGTCTATTTCATTTTCGTTTACTTTAGCTCTACTATACTCTTCAGGGTAGTTCTTTCTAAGGTGGGTTCTGAATGAATTGAAATCTTTAATAATTCTACTGTTTATTTTAGATATTACTTCATCCTTAGCTTGAGATGATAATTCGGAGAGGAATTTTCTAAGTTCATAGAATCTCTCAAAAGTACCCTCATAATCTGGGATTTCGTCTATATCCCAAGTAATTCTACCTGTTTCTGGGTCTATATCTGTTATGGTAGATTTTCTACCACCAGTAATATCTACATCCCCTACTTCAGATTCTTTTATTTTAAATTTATATTTACCCATTGACTTTAGTTAATTCTTCTATAAGTGAATGATATTGTAATAGATCTACTAAATGGTCATCTTTTACTCTTAATTTTTTATTTAAAGGGTTAATTAATTTAGATATTTCTTCTAATTTAATTTTTACAGTTTTATCTGTTGTAGATTTAATATGACCCGAAATGGTTTCTTTAATTACTACAACTTCATTATTAAAAAATTCTTTTAATTTTGTAGATGAATCAATGGAATTTATGTATTCTTTTAGAATGGTTTTTTGTTTTGAGTTTAAACCATCGTACTTACCATTGAATTTTTCAAGCAATATTCTATATGTTAATGTACGTAAATCCTTGTCGTAAGATTGAAATTCTTTTAAAATATCTTCTTTAACACCTTCTGAATTGACAGGTGATAAGGTTAAATGTTCTAAAAGTGTTATTTTATTTTCAATTTTTTGACCAGTATTAGATACTTTGGTACTATTGTAAAGTTCAAATAGTGTGTATAGAGCAGCTTGGGATTTGTAGTTAGATAAACTAACCCTGAATAGATCATCTACGTTGTAGTGTTCTTTTAATTCTTTAATAAGGTTATATTTTTCTTTTCTTAGTAATCCTCTATTTAAACTCATAGAAGATTCAATTACAGTATCTATTGTAGCGTTAGCTTTACCTTCACTTAAGTTTGAAGATTTAAACACTGTTTCGTATAACTTGTATTCCTTCCCTAGTTCGGAATTTACGAAATATTTTCTTAGGATGGGAAGTGCTTTTGAATCCACACCTGATAAGGTGTCTGAAGTTATTTTTCTTACTATTACTTCAAACAGAATACCAGTATTTTTAAGTTTGGAATGTTTTACGTACATCAATGTTGTTTTTTTATAAATATGTGAAAATAGTTGTTACTTAATATTAGATTCATCTAATAGCGGGCTTTGTTTATCTTCGCTCTCGAATACTAATTGTTTAGATCGCATAGGAATACTTTCTAGTGTTTTGATATGTTTACCAACCTCGTGATTTTCTAAAGTTAGAGGTGATTTTTTTGTATCGTTGTAATCTTTTTTCATGCCATCTGCACCTAATCTATCCTTACCAAAATTGTCATCTTGAGTATTTCGTTTGGATGCTTTTTCGGTTGGTCTTCCTAATTCTTGATCTTTTTCACTGTAACCCGTAGGCACATTTGATGGGTCAGATTCCATTCTTCCAGTTCCATACAATGAAGCTAAATCATGAGGTGTACCATATGATTTACCTGTCTGTAAAGGATCGTTACCTTCGTTTTCTATTTGTGCTAGTCTGAATTTACGTTTCACATCTTCTCTTATTAAATCTCTATACTCATCATATTGATCTTCACTTACGTGGAAGATATGGTCATAGATGTAATCAGATGGGAATAAATTTGAATCTACCATTTGAGTAGCTAAATCCATTTTCTCCTTCATTAATGCAATCCTTTCTTGATCGTAAATGATAGATGGAGTTGTTAACGATAATTCGAAATTTGCTAAACTTTCATCTCTATAACCTTGTGTGTAAAGGTGAACCAAAGCAATTTTAGTTAATTCGGATACCATTATTCTCTGTATACGTTCAATTGTACGTGCAAATCTGATGTCTTGAGCTGCTAATGTAGCTTTACCATCTGTGTTTTCGTCGTAACCCATGAATGCCTTTGGTACTTTAAGAGCAGCAAATAATTTATCTCTTAGGTAATTAACATCTTCAATACCATTCCACTGCATACCATTTGCTGTATCTATCTTAGTTGAAGCATCGTTTCCTCTTACTGGGATATAATAATCTTCAAGTAAGTTTTGCATGTTATACTTTAAGTTGTATTCTCCTGTGCTTTGATCTATATATGGGGTACGTTTCAATTTAGAAACTGTTTTTTCCATAAACGCATCTACTTCATTTGGAGGTATAGATCCTACATTCATGTAGAAAATACGTTTTTCAGGTGCTCTTACAATTCTATGAATTAACATAGCGTCTTCCATCATTGTATACTGTTTAAACAATTTACGAGCAGGTTCGATATAAGATCTACCGTAAGGTACAAAATTCATATCTGTTAATAATCTAAAATGTGCTACCTCGTAATTGTCAAATATTATACTATTTCCTCCAGGTTGGTTAGGTACATTATAGTAACCATAATCTGATGCTGATACACCCTCTGGGTCGAATCTATATACTACTTCAGATGGGTTGTCTTTGTTTTGCCCCTCTAATCTTTCAATATGGAATGCAGTATAAGGTATTACGTTATAGATACCATATTTTTCTGCTACTTCTAATTTTAAGAAAAAATCACCATACTTACACATTGTACGAACCCAAGGCCATAAGTTAAATTCTATATTGATAACATCGTAAAACAAGTTATACAATATTTTTTGAATATTTTCGTCGGAGGATTTAATTGCTAAAACATCACCTTGATCATTCTTTAATGTAGATTCATCAGCTATAATGTCAAGTGCAGATGCAATAATAGCATCTGTATCCATAGCATCGTATTCAGAATAAAGTTGAGGTCTTAATGTTTGATAATTAAAACTGTTTTGTGAACCATATAACGATGTATTTGTGTTAGTATGGATTCGGTTGAACCTGTCAACTAAAGCATTAGTCTCTATTTCTCCAGTTTGTTGAATAGTATTTATGTCAAATACTTTTAATTGGTTCCCACCAACATTACGAATAACAACATCTGTTGAAAATAATCTTTTTAGTCTCGGAAATAATCCTTTATTAGCCATTGTTCTTTTTTTATTATAAATATTAAAGTAACCAACTTATATCCTCATTTTTACCACCTACATCCATCTTATATGGGTTTTGTAGTTGATTGCCTGAGTATCCACCTTGATAGTTGGTTGTGGATTTTTGTATATTACCTAAAGCTGCACGGGTAGAGTCAAGACTTTGTTGTTGAAATTTGAGCGACGTATCTCTCAGGAACATACCAATAGAGAATGGCATAACCAAGTCATCGTTGTAACCACTTTGGGCTTCTGGTCTTCCATTCTTCCAAACAAATACTTTCATTTCCTCTAGTAGTCGTTTTGAACGGATTGTTACTGATCTATCACCAATAAATTCTCTTAGTTTATTAATGCATAAGGGTCTAGTTCTCATAGACATTGTAAAACCTGGGACCATTTCGCTATTGCCTTCAAATACTCTAAGATACGATTCAGCTGTCATCTGGTCTGATTTAGTTGAATGGTATAAGTTTTTGTATCCTCTTTCCCTAATTGCATCTAATGTAGCCCAACCAATATTAGCGTTTTCAACTACTAACATAGCATTGTTGTATTCTGTAGCTAGACCTGTAAGAAAATAACCAAATTCTTTTGGGGGTAACTGTCCTTTATATTCAGCTACTTGTGTATTTGTTAAAACATCTATAACGTGGCAACCAGAGAAATCTTTTCCATCTCCCCTAGCAACATCCGCTACTATCATATAATCCCTTGAATAATCTGCTGCTTCCCAAACCCATAGGTTTTGGTCTACGCCTCTACGTTCTACAGGATCTTGTATTGTTGTTTCTCTTATAAATTCTAACCATTCACTGTGAAATACTGTATCCCCTGAGGTACTAAAATCGCAATCACATTCTTGTGCTGCTAGTCTAGGATCACCTAATAGTTCATCTTGTCGTTTTCTCCACTCTTCATCTCTTTCAGGGTGTACAAACCATGGTAATTTAATAGGTACAAAATCATTTTCTTTATTTTCAGCTGATACCCACATTTTGTGAAACCAATTTCCAGTTCCATAAGGTGTAGATAATACAATTGCACCACCCCCAGTTGCTAGAGTTTGTTGTGCAGAAGCCCACGTTTCAGCAATATTATCAATAAAAGCTGCTTCATCAATTACTAGTAGAGATACTGCTTCGGATCTTGCGGCATCGGCATTTGATGATTTTGCTTGTGCTTTTGAGCCATTAGAAAATCGAAGGGATAATTTGTTGTTTTCGACAGCATCTACTTTTAACCACGAGGGGAGATTTTCCCACATAAATTGAATCTTGGAAATCAAGTTTCTAGCGGTTGCCTGAGTAGTTGCTAAGGCTAATATGTTTCTATCTTTGTGGAAAGTCATTAACCAGAGTGAATAACCCGAGGCTAATGTAGATATACCTAGCTGTCTAGATTTTAATACCATCGAATATGGATTATCTTTCCATAAACTTAATACTTTATCTTGAAATGGGTATAAACCGAATTGAATTCTACCCCTTTGAGGGTGTTGAATAAAACAGTACTTCTTCATAAAGTGAGATGGATCGTGGGCACACTTTAAGTATTCTTGCCTTATTAAATGTTTTATATCCTTTTCTGCCATTTTATTTGTGTATCTTCCAAAACATCCCACCTGAGATAACAGGTTGGAATTCATTATTTAAACCTACACCTAAACTGTAAGCTCTATTATTTTTTGCCTTAAATAGCAATTTACCACCAATATGAGTGAATTGTGATGGAGTTCCGCCCAAATCAAAACCTACATAAAATTCACGATTGTTTATATAATTCGTATTTGTTATTGTAGTAATCGGTATAAGAAAGTTAGATACCACACTACGCGACAATATTGAGTTACGTGTTATAGTATCGGATATTACGGCGTACCCTATGGTATCAATTACAATAGTATCCGAGTAATAGTTTTTAGCAAAATAATCGGTTAAAATTGAAAGAGTATCAATAGGGGTTGTAAATGTATCTATCCTTACCTCAACTCTATCTCTCCACTTTGGAATGTATTTTGATATTGTAGTCTGGATAGTATCATATTCTACACTTACCGTGGTTATAGTAGTAGGTTGGTCAAAATTAGGTTTAGATGAACAACTCCTCTGTAATAAGAGGAGTATCACCAAAACTAATATAATTAGGGTTTGTATATTTTTAAAGACTTTTTTCAAGTTCGTTTTTTATTTTCCCCAATTCCTTCAACCTAGTTTTTTTGTCTTCAGAAAAAGAAGATTTTTTTAAATTCTTCATTAAACTCTTAATTTCCTTATTAACTTCAGCTAGTTTTTTTTCAGTTGTTGATTGGGCTTCCTTTACGGTTAAACCCGCTTCTTCTTTAGCTTTGGCTAAGTCATTTACAGCTTTGGTTAATTCCTCGGTGTCTTTAGTTTCTTCCTTTGTTGATTCAGATAAAACTTCGATGATTTCTTCCTTAATGTATTGTTTTAGTTCAGATATTTTCATGAGTAATAATATATAATTTTGTTATAAATATTACAAAAAGAGTGCCTGTTGCACTAATTTAATACGCTCCTCAACTGAGCCCTTAATGTATACTAAATTTTTAATTTTCTTCCCATATTCAAGGAGGAGAGTTTTGATAGTATAGTCAATATAGTCTCTATAGCCTGGGTCTGTTTCTCTAACACCATTGTTTTCTATATCAACACCTTCGGGTGATACATAAAATATGTAATCATATTCCCCTAACATTGAGGAAGCATATTCACAAAACTTATCCCCATCTATTAATGTTATAGATTTAGCTGATTTGGTAAAAGCCATAACATCTATGAGGGTACGGTCTGTAATTATATCATCTTCAATCAATTCAGAAGCACGTTCTGCTAAAAATACTGTTTGACCTTTTATGGTGGAGTCGGTATTTAAAGGGATACCTAACTCCATTAAGTATTTAGAACGCTCTGTTCTAAATTTATAATCTTTAAATTCTGGAAGTTGTTTCAGAGCATTGACTAATGTAGTTTTTCCTACTGAAACAGTACCTGCAAATCCTATACGCATATTGTTTATTTTTTAGTTTCTGTGTGTTTCACCTTTAGGTGCTGCTTGTTTATACCATGGTAATCCTTCTTGATCTGAGATGATTTCATCATATTCTTCTCTTGAATATTGCATACCATTCAAATGATATTCTTTCTTTAATTTACAACCGGGGTCTACAGGTTCAATTGCGGGGCCATCCCAACTGTGGAGTTTGTAATTTACATCACCTTGGAATCTAATTAGACGGTAAATAGCTCCCTCGTTTTTAATAGAACGGTATTCATATGCTCTTTCTTTTCTTGCCATAACTTTATTTTGTTTGTTTTTTAATTAAATATATCTCCGGTACCATGTTCTATAAGATACGAAGATTTTTTGAATTCTCCAAGTATAGAATCAACAACATATATCCCTTGTGCTCCTGATACTGTAATACCTCTAGCTGATAATGCATCACCTACAAAGTGTACATTTGGGAATGCGGTTAATGATAAATTATCATAGTTAACCAATGGTTCAGGTGATAGATACTTTACTTCAGGCACATACACACCCCAATCATCACCTAATGTTGGAAATACTTTTTTCATGTCATCAATGAAATCATCAATGTATTTGTAGTAACCTTGAAATGCATCTCTTATCTCATCCATTTTATCAATTGAGATTGCACTTACGGTTTCACCCTCAGATGTAGTTGATGGTTTACGAGTTGGACTATAATATAAACCTGTACCTTCTTTGTTTACTTTAGATACTAATTCTCTAGACCAGACAAATGGTTCTTCAATACCTGGTATTTCCATTAATATGCCAAAATTGGTCATGTCATTTCTAAATGATTCATCTTTTTTAGCATGTCCGTTGTAACTATGATTTCCATACGTTTCTTCAACGGCAACATATGCTGCATTGTTGTTAGTACAGAAAGAACGTAGTGATACTCCTTCCTCAAATTTTCTATATAACTTAAAGTCATAACTAATATCAATTAGTTTTTGGAAGTGTTTTTGTGGTGCTTCAAATCTAACACCAATTTGTACGGGTTTTGGTTCAGTAGGCAATTTATAATCGTCTGCTAGTTGTTTACCAAAGTCAATACCTGATTTACCAACAGCAAACATTAGGCGGTCGTAATTGAGTGATTTTACTACTTCACTAATAGGTGGACCTTCATATTTTAACTCATTAAAGTCAAAATCTATTGATGTTACCTTACTATCCCATATGAATTTAACACCCTTTGATTCTAAGAAATCATACCAATTTTTACCAATCTCGTGTAAGTAATCTGTACCAACGTGCCATACAGGAAATAATCTTAAACCAAAATAAGGTTTGATAAAGTCAGGTTCTGCTTGAGGATCCGAACATTGTACTTCCTCTGGTTTAGGGTGGAAACGTTTAAAGTTAGCTATAACTTGATCAAATAACTCCATTGCCTTGTCTTCACCACAATACTTAGCCATATGACCCCCAATTGATGTGTGATAAGTTAATTTACCATCTGACCATCCACCTGCACCTAAAAATCCAGTCATTACTTCTGAATATGGTCTGCGATATGGATCTTTACCCATATCAATTATTGTAATGTTTTCTCCTGGGAACCCATTATCTACAAGTTTAGTAGCAGCATTTACTCCTGCTACACCTGCTCCTACAATTACTAATTTTTCTACCATTTATGTTTTATTTTTAATACTTGAATATACGAACAAAAAGTGGCGTCTCCAAAGGAGACGCCACAGATGTCATTTTTTTGTTTTAAATCGACTGGCTATGAATCAGTCTGTATGTTGTTTTTTATTCTGGTATGGGAGTTGTTATTCCTTTAAGATCTTCTAAATTTACTGTAATCATAACATAGTCATCTAAGGCTTCAACTTCGGTTGTTATTTTATCTGCTATTTTTACAAAAGCATGGTTTGGACCTAAGATTGATTTCCAGTTATCTTCATCAAATTCCATTCCATCTCTATCATCTTCATCGTCATATACTACTGAAAAATCTACTTTTCCATCTTCTATACCCCCACTATAATCACCAGAATCAGCTTCTAACTCAGTATAGTCATCACCTACATATAGTTTTAGTTCTTCTTTTAATAGCTTACCTTCAGCTAAATATTTTTTTAAATCGAAATTATCCATTTTATTTTATTTTATTTTAATACATCTAGTATTTTCATCCCTAAATATAAAGCTAAATCTTCTGTATCAAAATCATCTCCAGCAGCTGCTTGATCATCTTGAATTTGAATAGCTTTATCTAATAGTTCTTGAAGTAGTTTTATATTAGTTAAACCATCGATCCTATCATATACTTCACTATCTAAGTTAGTAGCCATTAAGGGTGCTTCATTAAGCTCCCCTTCACCCATATCAGCTTCGTAAGCTGCTTTAACACTTTCTAGTGTTGGTAATGCTTCACCAGTTTTTCTAGTGTTATATCCAGGTGCGTTTTCGTTTAGTAATGTTTTTTCACTAACGAATTTTTTTAAATCGAAATTGTCCATTTTGGTTTTTGTTTTATGTATTTTATTTTTATTTTAAATTATTCCATTTTCCATCAAATTCACCATAGTAGGTCTATAGTAATTAATTGCTGGGATTTTTTTAATATTAGCTGCTATATCCTTTAATACAACATTTTTATCAAAGTTTTCGAATGGGAAAGTATCTATTTTTATATCTAATTCACCCTCGTAATTTTGGTTATCGTATGACATTGTAGGGTCATCTTTAGAGTATGGGGTAAAAGTTACAATTGTAACACCACGTATAGAACGTATATCTGCCATCACCTCGTTTTGGGGTGTGATTGTTGTGTTAATAGATGCTCTACCAACTATCTTGTAAGTTTTACTATCCCTTTTCATTTATGTATCTTTAATTTTAGAGTACCAGTTCCTTTGATAACCCTGTGCCACTCGTGTTTTGGTATAAATATACGATCTTTTAGTGAGGTAGGCAAGCAATCATCCAATTGAATTTTCCAGTCTGTGTCTTCTAGGATTTCAACAGTTCTATCTTCATTATCACGATGCCACATTAATTCAATTGGGTCAATATTATCTCCAAATTCTCGGATAATATGGGTGGGTGTGACTTCTATGTCTGTGTAAGGCTTCATATATTATATATAAATTTTTCCTTTTACACCTGGGACCATTTTTCGTATTTCTTCTTCTGAGTATTTTTTGGAGAGTGGAGTCTCCTTTAAATCTAAACCCCGACCTACTTTTAAATTATCAGGTAGGGAAGTTATTTTAGTATTATATAAATCCAATCCTCCTTCTACTGTTAAGTTATTTGGGAGGGAAGAGATTGGGGTATGGTTTAAATATAAATCTCCCCCTACTGTTAAATTATCAGGTAGGGAGGTGATTTTAGAATAATTTAGTAGTAAACTTTTTTCTACCTGTAGATTGTTAGGTAGAGAGGTAACTTTTGAACCATTTAAGCCTAAAAATCCTCCTACTTTTAAATTGTCAGGGAGTGAGGTGATTGGAGTGTTGGTCAATTTTAAATTTCCTACTACTTTTAAGTTGTTAGGGAGGGAAGAGATTTGAGAATAATCTAAATTTAAATGTCCTCCTACTTCTAAATCATCAGGGAGGGAGGTAATTTTGGTAAATCTTGAATTTAAATCTCCATCTATTTTTAAATTGTTAGGGAGGGAAGTAATTGAAGTATGATCTAAATTTAAATCTCCACCTACTTTTAAATTATCAGGGAGAGAAGGGATTGGAGTGTTGTTTAAAATTAAGCTTCCTTTTCCCCCATCTTTAATATACTGTTGAACTTGTTTTTTAAGTGCAATTTGATAATTTTTAGATCGTTCTTCTTTGGAACGACGAGGAACTAGTATTTTATTTTCGAGTATGTCTATTAGTTTAATCATATTATGAAATACCTATAATGTTAGTATATTTTTTAATATCCTTAGCTTTGATTTGTTTATCTAAACCATCATACCCATCTATTTCTCCATCTTCATAAACCGCTAGAGCTACAACTACCATATTTTTCCACCTTTTTGGGAATGATTTTTTTAATTGTTTAACCATTTGTTGTGATTTTACTTTAATATAATAAAAAGTTACATTACTTGAATAGTAGTAATCATTAAAGTGGTCTGGGGCACTGTATGTAGTACACCAAGAAGAGTCTTTAGAACCATCTCCACAATCTCTAAATGCAAATTTGGATAATCCTAATTTACGAGAAGCTTCGTGAGTGTGTGGTGACATTATGAGTAGGTTTGAATCATCTGTTACGGTGTCATAGTCAGATTCTAGATCTTTTACTGATACTCCATCTCCAGATTTGTTTATTTGATCTACTTCATCAGCTAAAGCTTTAAATGTTTTAATTTGATATATATCTTTGGTTTTGGCTTTACCTTTTTCTAGAAAGGTGTTGAATTCTTCAATTGTATTTCTTAAATCATCAATATCTGTAACTAGTTTGTTAACCCATTGTTTAGCCATCCACCCAACATATTTACGTGTTGGAGAGGGGTCTATATCAATTAGGGTTTTAAGTTCATCTTGAGTTAATTTTCCCGAACTAACATATTGTTTAGCTTGTTTTACATTCTCTAATATGGAATGTTTATTTTCAGTAAGTAATTTTGAATGTTTTAATTTCATTTTATTTCGTTATATATTATAAATACTATATTCTACCAAAAACCACCAAAGTTTGATTTAAGTCCTAGTAATTTAGCATATCGGGGTAATCTACAAGACCAATATCCTGCCTTTGTTTTGTCTTTTTTAGTTGAACATTTATGACGTGCTGCAAATGCATTACGTGCTTTTTTATCGTTGATTTTAGCTCTTAAACCACCTGAACCGAAACGTATGGTTTTGATTTTTTTAGTTTTTGGATCTTTAACGTAAACTTTATATGCTTTACCTCCTGAAGAGTCGCGTGTTGGTTTATTTAATTTTTTATTGTCGTTTTTAGCTTCGTTTATTACTTCAACATCGCTTTCATGGTATGATTCACCGTTTATTACTACAAATGAACCAACTTTGTTTTTTACTTCTCCTTTTCCACCACCATATGCTTTATCGATTTTAACTATATCTCCAATTTCAACTTCATTTATTGGAAAATCTAAAGGCACTTTTTTACCTTCAAACATACCAAAGTGACCTAAATCGGTTTCTGTTAGAATTTCTAAGTCATCTTTGTCAGTTATTTCTAGTATATTTCTAGAATACATAGAACGTGCTTCGGACCATAAATTGAAATAATTTGTTGAACCTGCACGGTATAAATGTTCAGTTAAGGGTTTGTTATTATCCATATGGTATTTTAAACCTTCGGATAATATTTCTTTAGGTGCTAAACTTTCATTTAACATTAGTTTTGGTTTATTTGTTTCGCAAGTATTACATCCACATTTACACATATTGTTTTATTTTATTAATTTTTACCCCCAAATTTTATCGAAGTTAATGCTTATAGCACTTTGTTTTACTTCAAAATCATCTAATAAATCCTTACTATCCTTTAACTTACTAAAATCAATTTGGAAGAATTTAACGTTACCATCATCTTTTACATTAGCCAAGTGATTACCATCTCCAGGTTTTCTGGATAGTTTGGGTTCGAGTAATTGGACTGCCATTTTAGCAGCCATTTCTTCAGCACTATCACCATCAGATATTTTTAATGTAGAGTATACTCTATCTACGTTATCTTGGATATTTTTAAATAATGGGTATTCACTTGATAGACTACTATTTTGGTCTAAGAGATTTTTGAATTCTTTTACTTTCTCCATAGCATCTATAAGTTGGAAACCTCTGAAATTTGTTGGGTTTATGGTTTTAGATGGTGCTTTTTCACCATCAAAAACACTTACTAAAGCATTAAATCCAAATATAATAGCAAGTAGAGATAAATTTTCTTTATCAGCTCCAAACCTACCTAAACCATGTAAACCTGTATCCTTGGACCATGATTTTACTTCTACTCCTTGACCATTAAAAAATAGATCTGGGTCATCTCCACTTCTACCCTCTTCAACTTTAGCGCTTTTTGAAAAATGGTATAACCAATATAAAGCAATCTCACCATTTCCTACCCCTAAGGATCCAGCACTACCTATTTCTTTTCCTACTTTGGGGGGTTTAACTGGGTAGAGTTTATCAAACATTTCCCTATCTTCACCACTTATATTAATGCTAAAAGTGTTTGAGTTATATGGGTATTTTTTTTTAGGAGTTGGTATTGGTTTGTCTTTCCAATCACTACCATATAAAGCAAATCTAATAGTATCGTTATATGTTTGGGAACCACCTTCGGGGTCTGGGGGTGTTTCTATAGTTTCTATTTCTTCTTCATCTTCAACTATGTTATTTACCATCTCAAATAACATTTTTTTATCCTGATCACTATTCATGTCAGGATATCCTTTAGGGAATTTATATGAAACCCTATTTAAAAATTTTGTTATACTATCCATTTTATTTTATTTATACTTCCTCTGAAGTATCATCATCTGTACTTGCATCTGAATCAAATGAAATATCTTCTGATCCTGATACGTCTGTATCTTCTACATCTTCAGCTTTAGCTCCATACCTCAATATACGAGCAATAGATTCAATAGCACGCTGTTCTTCTGGAAGATTTAATAAGTAATATTTTTTTCCTTCAACTTGCGCAACCCAACTTCTACCATTGTATATTAAGTAGAATTCTTGATCGTTTTTTAAGTTGATTCTAAACGTGGTAGGTTTAGGAGCAACCCAATCTATGGAAGATAGGAATGAATCGAAATCTGACGTTAAAAGATCGACTATAATCGATTTAAGTTCTGGGAATTTAGTTAGCTCATCATACTCAACAGCAGCTACATCCGATTTTATTTGGGTTTTGTATACTGTTGGTATAATTGCTTTAATCTTATCTCTTAATTCGGATTTAGTCATTATTTAGATTTTTTTTCTTTTTTAATCATATCGATAACTGCTTTTATCTTAAGTTGATCGCTATCTTTTAGTTTAGATAGTGCAATTTCTTCTTTATCCGACATATTTTCACCAATAGCATCTTCTTTTTGAGCTAATACCATTTTAGCAGTCCTTAAACTTCTTCCAAAAAGTGTCTTTGGATTAGAGGCTATGTAATCTTTGATTTCATCAGCACTTAAGTCTTTCCAGTCAGGATGTCCAGATGTCTTTGATGTTGAGTGGAATTCTCTATCTATAGATTCTTCAACATCAACCGCATCTACCATAGCATCAATTTTAGGTTCGTTAATTTCAAAATCAAGGTAGTGTTTAGCACCAACAACTGCTGTTTTAGCATTTGTGACTTTTGCCTGCCACCATGATGGAAAATCAACTTCTCCTTTACCTTCAAAACCATCTACCATTTGGTACAATTCCATAGCATATTTTCCAATACGATATAAATCTGCTTTTAACATATGTGGTTCGTTGTCTTCGTGACCTAAATCTAAATCTT